TTTTTTTTAGTTGTTATTTGTGTGTTAATAGTTACTAGTGACAAAAAAAGAAGATGTTATAATACATCTTCTTCATCTGCCTCAAGTGCTTTCTGTCGCTCTTTTGCTGCATCTAGTATGCTGTTAACACGTTGTTGTCCCTTGTTTGACATGTCATCTTTTTTCTCAAGGAAACTCTGTCCACCGTTATCTTCAACGATTTCAATTTTCATGGTTCCGTTGTCAAAGATTGCATCAGTAAAGACAATCCCGTCCTTACCAAATCTAGACTTAAGAATTGCCATATTCGCATGACCACTATCCTTTTGCTCTAATGTTTTAGCAATAGAAACAATAAAGTGACCAATTTGACCCTTCTTAATAGAACCACCAATCATCGTCGAATCAACAGTCTCAGCACCAATAGAACTTCGGTTACCTTGTACTGCTGTCCATCCAGCGATGTCTAATTCAGCTAACATAGTTTCAAACTCTCGCATCACGTTTCCTTCTGCATCCCAGCTTTCTTTAAATGACTTACTTGACTGAATACAGTCAATATAATCAACTAGAACAATATCTGGTCTAAATCCTTGTGCGATTTGTTTTCTTATGTATTGCTTGATGTGTGGTATTGTAGTACCAGCACTTGGGAATTTTTTCAATTTAATTTGTCCTCTTTCTTCTGATTTAGCAAGTGCAATCTCTTTCAACTCGTCCTTATGATATTTAAGGTCGTTTAGATTGTGCCCACTCCAGCAAGCTAGATGTTTTCTTTGAATAACCTTAGGGTTGTCTTCAAAAAAGATTTGTAGGACGTTGTATTCTTTGTTTTTAGCGGTGTTAGCAATCTTTGTGACCATTGTTGTCTTACCGACACCAAACGGTGCTAAGATAACAGCTAACTCCCCTTTTGATAAGCCACCATCCATGCATTCATCAAGACCCTTAATTCCAGTTGGAATAGGTTTTCTAAAGTCATCAGATAAAACACTGTCCATGTCATGGAATACGTCTATCCCATCATCCTTCGCATCACCAGTATCTAGTGCCTTTTGTAGGATTTCCACACATGCATCATAATCATCCATATCACCATTGTCACTAATAGTAGATATTTCTTTGATTGCTCTCTTTAGTTCTTGTTGTTTACAAAATTTAAGTGCACGTTCTTGAACCCAAAGGGTATCATTCAAATTCGCTTCTTTAACTCTTCTTAATTGTTTGAGTACGAAATCTCTTTGAATATCATCCTTTGCTGTATCCATGAGTCTCATCTCTAGACTTCCCATATCTGGAACGGTCTCATGTTTTTCGAATGCACTTTTAATTGTGATAGCTATTTTTCGAATGAATTCATCTTGGAAATAGTTAGCATCTAGAATATCCATAAGATTGTTTGCAAATTTTCTATCTGTTAAAATATTAGCAATTAATCTTACTTGAAAATCTAAACCTAAATACCCAAAATCCTTCTTCTTATCTTCACTCATAATTATTAAAACTTTCTATAAAATAAATACATTTTAGTTAGCTAAAGTTGACTCATAATTAGCATATTCTTTCTCTTGTTGAGCCATAATATCTAAAGGGTACCCCATATAGTCTTTAACGTACGATTTTCGTGAAAAAGTTTTTTTAATTTCTTTTACAATATTTGGAATTATGTCCAAATTTTTTGGTGAACCATTTGAATCTAAAACTTTATCACCCCAAATATTTGTCGCATGTTTTAAGTTTACCTTATATCTAATTTTTGGTGGGAATATATTTCCAGAAAATTCAGATATACCTACAACCTTACCTTCGATTCTAATTTCGAATGTGTAGCTATCATACTTAGCCCATATGTTATCAACATTATTATCTCTGTTCTTGTGAGAAAGGTGTTGATTGTCCTCAAAAAACTGTAAGTACTCCGCAGAGCGTTCTTTTAAGTAGGTAGGGATTATACCCATAGTACCCCAAGAGTTGTTTACTCCAGCAATAGAGTCTAATAACTCTTTCATATCAATCGACCCTAACACATCTGGATTAAAGTTGTTAATATTGAAATACCTCTGACAAATGATATGACCATTTATTCTTAAGACAAATTCAAACGGATGTTGTTCTATTCTTCTATCTCTCATAATTTTATTTTTATTTACTTGTTATTTTTTAATTCTCGTTCCATTAGTTTTTTGAACGGAATTAAGTATTCGGCAAACCTTCGCTCACCTATTAGCCAATCTAAACCATCTTCTTTCATCAATGTATAGACGTTCTTTATGCTCCTTCCTTCTGGGGATAGTGGTGCATCTAGATATAATTCTAGTTGTTCCAGACCTTCCTCAGTCATCATGGGTTCTTTTAGGTTAACCAACTTCCAATTTCGATTGTATAATTCCATTCCCATTACTAGGTCATGTGATTTACCATCTTCATCTGGTTTCGTGGTGGTTACACCTTCGATAATATTACTTAAGACACCAAGTGGTTTTTTCTTTACTTGTTTTCGGTCCTCTTGTAGTTTATCTGCTTTTATAAGAATTTCTTCTAGGGTTACTTTCCTTTTTGATAATTCTGGAAAGTGTTTTAGGAGTGTTGGTTCTCCTAAACGTTTAATACCTCTTATACTATCGCTAGGGTCACCTATCATTGATTTAACCAATGCGGCATTTTCTAACTTATAATTAAAGTAGAGATTAAAGTTTTCTGTTGTTACATAATTTTTAATTTGTGGGTTACAGAAATAAATCCGAATACCCTTGTTAATCAATTGAGCCATATCTCCATCATTGGTACATATGGTTACTGTTTCATATTCTTTCTTTGTTTTACAATAATACGCAATATAATCATCACTTTCAACCATTTCGTCCATTATTTGTCGAATAAATAATTCGTCAAGGTATTTGGTTATCCTAAGTTTCTGATTAGCTTCACTTTGGTCAACTGTGTGTGTTCCATTAATAAAATCCTTTCCACGGTCAGATTTGTAATCCTCATAGATATTATAACGTAATTTACCACTAAATAGTCCATCCCAAAAGACATAAACTTGGTGATAGATTGTTTCTGTTAATAATTTACGTAAAACCGTAATGAATTGATAGGTACCACCTATATGGATACCATCTTTGTTAAATTCACTACTAGCCCCGAAGAAACCTGTCTTAAACAATGCATTCCCATCGACTAGTAGTGTATTTAATTTTTTCTCTCTTGTGCCAGTTCTTGGCGGCATCTTTCTCACATCGTGTGATTAAATGGTTAATACTTGGTAACTTAAGCTTTTGTATCTACTTTTTCTGTTACCTCTTCTTGTACAATTGTAAAGTCATCATATTCAGAGTTAAGACGACCAAGGATGTAACCCTTATGTTCTTTCTTATACTCTTCTAACTTGTCTGGATTCCAATAACCGTGTGGTGTACTAGATAATACCCCTCGTTCTTCAACACCATTAACTTGGTTCTTCTCACATCTAACTTTAGTTGTTACACCGAATTGATATGTCTCACCACCAGAGGTAGCATGTAATTTAACTGTTGAATGTGTCTTGATACCCCCGAAGTGAACAATAACTCTTGGTGAATAGAAAAATGCTTCCCCACCCTTGTGCTTGATAACTGTATTCTCATTATCTAACCAAATCTTTTGAACAACAGCAAATGTGTTGATGTATTCCTTACCGATTCTTCTAGATGAAGGTATTCTATGGTTTACCAATGATTTAAATGCACTTTCCATTGAACCAGCATTCCATTGGTTATTATTTGATTTAGACATTACTGATTGGAAACCATTCATTGAACCTACAGAATCCCAAAGGAAACATATATCTCTCGGTAACTCACCATCAGCTTGTGCGTCTAATAAGTCAGTCATAAGCCTTGCAACGTCCTCAATTATTGGTTCGTTTCTAAGTGGCTTAGATGCTGTCTTACCATCCTTATAATTTATGTATTGATATTCATTAAGAAGGTCATCACCACTCATGAAGATGAAATCACCATCATAATCAATAATTTCCCCTGTTTCCTCATCGATAACTTCTTCGAATTGTACTCCAATATTTCTAGCATGTTCCCATGACCAGTTACCCTCAGTTTCTATAATTACTGGAAGGTCTCCAATTTTTTGTGCTCCAGCAACGGCTTCATAAATAGCTGTTGATTTACCTGTGTTGGAGTATCCTCTGAATGAGGTAAAGTATCCTCTCGCAAGTCCTGGTATCTTTAGTGCTTCATGAAATGAATCCGATAATGGTATCCATGTTAGTTCTTTATCTTTTACGGTAATATCATAACCGTTATTTTTTTTAAATTTACTCAAATTGAAATTCTGCTTTGAGACTGGTTTTTTTGGTGCCTTTTTAGCCATATGTTAATAAAATTTTTCTCTCTTTTAGGTATAGAAAAAAGGGGTTACTTAATTGCAACCCCTTATTTCAAATATTTGATTTAGAATGGTAAATCGTCATCCTCAGCATCATCAGTTGCCGCATCAGTAGTTGCTGCTGCGCCAGTATTTTCTGGTATCGCACTTTCTGGTGTTAAGGTTCTTGGTGGGTTAGCATCAGCATTAGCATTAGCAACTCCCATAGATAATTCACTATCTAATTCTTCCTTAGGTTCTTCTGTATTAGAAGTTTCAGTAAGAGACGCTTTATCAACATACCCTCCACCTTTTTCAGAATCATCCTTTTGCCAGTATGGTACTCCACCTCTAACAATGATTTCTAAGAATTCATAAGGTTTAACTGAATAAACATCTTCCCATGACTTCTCATGTGCACTTGCTAACCAAGCGTTTGATTGTTCAGTATCTTCACTTAGTGGTGTCTGAGCCATTGCGTAGTTAACTCCCGTTACCGCAGACTTCTTACCGTCACCAGTAATTGTAATAATGATATCTCTACCATTTGCTGTAGAAATTGGGTCTTCACCAGCTGGTAAAGTCGTGTTTCCAGCATTGATTTTATCCATCACACCTTGTTGCTTGTAGTGGTGATTAATTCTCCAGAATTTAACACCATGGTCTGGGTTATCTCTATCGATTAATTTAACTACATACATTTTCTTTGCAGAAAATTGGATAGCTTCTTTTCTATCAGCTTCATCACCTGTTGCAAGAAGTAATTCTCTTGCTTCACAGAATGGACATTTTTCACCTTTCTCATGTTTAGGGCAAATGAATGTTTTCCATTGTCCTTCAACTTGTGATTTATGTCCCATAATTTCCACAAATGGAGATTCTGTTTCACCCTTAGGTTCTACAATTCTCACATGTCTTTGTGCTGATAATACACCATCCTCTAAGAATGTTGCAAAATAATTGTTTTTGTCAAATTTCTTTGACCCTTTACTTTTTGATGATGTGCTGTTCGTTTTGTATTGGTTCATCATCGCATCTAATCTACTACTCATAATTGTTGTTTGTTTTGATTATTTATTTGTTATTTATTTATTTACTTTTTCGTTACCCAAATATACTATTTTTTATAAAAAAGTCAAGTAATTTATCCAGATATTTCTACAAATATACTACACTTTTTAACACCATGCAATGTTTTTTAAAATTAAAATATTAAGACATAAAAAAAGCCCTATTAATAGGGCTTTTAGTATTTTAATTATCTTTTGATTAGATGTCTTCTTCCTCGTAAGGGTTTGAAGTGTCAAGAGTATTTTTGACTTGTAACTCTGAATAATCAGAATCAACATCATCCTTTGTTAGTACATATTCTTTAGGTGTTCCTTCTCCTTCACCATCTGTATCTAAAACATCATATTGTCCTTTTTGGTCAGCCCAAAAATCTGTAAGTTTAAGATTATATGGATATGAATCAAAAGACCTCATTTCAATTTTCTCTTCTGGTGTTGGAGCTCTTTTCTCTAGCTCATTTTCAAGGCTATCAATTTTATCTCCTATTCCTTGGAATGATGATAATTGGTTTTCTAGTTTAGATACACTTCCTAATAGTTGGTCTATCTTGTTGTTTGCATTGTCTGCCGCTTGTTTAGCTGCATCAGTACTGTTAACTAATTCAGTTACGTCTAATTCAACCTCATCTTCTGGTTCATCAACAGATAAGTCCATATCAGCATCCATTGCTGGGTCTTCACCACCCATGTCTGGTTCATCAGCAAACTCTTCACCACCCATCTCTGCATCAATTTCACCTTCAAGGTCATCGATACCTTCTGCACCTTCTTCACCAGCTGGTTCTGGAGATACAACTTCTGGTTCTTCTTCACCTTCTGGGTCTTCTTCACTTAATAGTAAATTTTCGATATCACCTTCTGGTTCATCACCTTCTGGTACATAGAATGAATACTCATTGATTGCATTGAATCGCTTCAACTCTTCACTTAATATTATTTTCTTGTTCTTCATTATATTACATTAATAATTGTCTACCATCATCAGTGATGATTTTCTTATTAACTCTCTCAACAATGCTTTTATCTGTTTTGATAAGACATTCCTCAGTTGTACATTCTTCTTGTGATTGTTCGTTTTGTGGGTTTTGACTTAAAAAATCGTCTAATCCGCTTGATAAATCTTTTCCGTTTTTGTTATCTGACATAATTATATATTTTAATATAGTGTTATTCTTTATTATATAAATACCAAGAAACCACTAAAAAACCTTCTCTATGTCAAATATAACCAACTCACCATTATTAGTTAATATCAACTTATTTTGATATTGTTCCCAATCTATTATAATTGATTTGTAATCAATGTTCCCAATGTTATCTCCTTGTAAACTTTCTATAAGTTTATTTAATGCATTTATTGTATAGATAGCATTACCCTTCTTGTGTATAAGAATTGCGCTAGGAAATAGTGATTTGAAGTTAACTCGTTTACCATCTTTAAGTACAAACTTAAAGGTAACAACTAATTTAGATTCGTCATCGTGGTTTTTGTAGACAAATACGGTCTCTCTAGGGATGGAAAATTTATTTTCCAAGTAACTTAAAAACCATTCTAATCTTTCTGGAAAGATAAATGACGCTAATAATATTTTTTTATTCATGTTTTATCGAGTACAAGTAAGGTATGTACTTCACTGAGTCACCCAGTCGTTCCATATTGCTTTTATACTCAATAAATATTTCTTTATCATCCAAAAAAACCTTCGAAATACTTTTTATTTTCTTTTCAACCTTTATAGGGTTGATTCCTATGTATTTAAGTAGATTAAGGTCTATACCAAATATTAAATTTTCACCATATATGTAAAGCATATCCCCATTCTTAAAGGTTATCTTATCCTTTAATTCATATATCTTGGTGATTATTTTCTTTATGGTGTCTCTCTGTAGTTGTATAGGGTCCACAAAGACATACTTTATCTTCGATATAAGCTCACGATTAGCAAGAGTGATAAATTCCTCTACATCATTGTTGAAGATGTCTCTACGCTCAGTTTTAGCGAATGTCCAATAAAGACTATCACCTAATTGCTTGTCATAGATGTCATAGTCGTCATAGTTATCGGTTACCCATTTATATGATGTAACAAGTGTTGGTAGGTCTTGGATAATATCATCCAACGATTCGACAACATTTATATCATCAATATCATCTACCTCTAGTTTATTACTCGTGACTATATTCGCAATCATTATTGCAAAGATACGAAAAATAAATTAACCATACAAGTTTAGCTTATTTGGTCTTTGAATTTCTTAAAGAATGTGCCAACCATATCGTCATGTTTTATATTTAAAAATTCAGAATTTCCATTCTGTTTTTTGTTTATTTTAGCTGACAAGGCTGGTTGGTCCTTCGGAATGTTAGCACAACAAGACCAATGATTTTGGTTATATAACATATAGGTTTTTGAATTAACATCAGTATTACTAATAAGATTACTATTTGTAAGTGGGTCGATTAGTCCAATGAAGTTCCAAGATTTTTTATCAATATTTTGTTGTGCAATTTTACCACCAGCTGAGAAACCAACAATTGAAAAATTATTTAACTTATTATTATTTTTTATCTTATTAATTAAAACCTCAGTCTTAGTCCAATCAGTTGTGTATGGCACAATAAGGAATATATTTTCATTAAGTAATTTTACAGATGATTTTTCAATCTCAGTAAGCATCCAGTCTGGTCCTCTATCAAGACCACCATAGACAATTATAATATCATAAGGTGATAAGTCTTTATTTTCTGGAATAGTAATTATTGAATCACCCTCGGTTGATTTTGTATAATTACCAGCAGTTTCAGAACCCTCAACTTTGGTTTTTACTTTTCTATATGTACAATCTGCATATTTCGCCCTTACACCATCTCTATCTTTAGGATTTGTAACACTACTATCTTGTTGCTTTGATGGGTCAACTTCATAACCCCAAACTCTTGGGTGTTCGGTTACAAGACACTTAGCAGCTGTTCCATGGTATTCCCAATGCCAGTGCTCGTCTGTTCCTTTTTGGTCTCTAAGTTCTGGTGGTATAGTAAAACCATAAATATATGCGTTATCATATAACCACTGTATTGCTGGATTTGTATCTATACCAAAACCAACTTTTGAAGACTTATTACTAGGAACTTTGTTTCCAGCTTTATCATAGAACCCTAAATCTAGTGCTATTCCCCACCCGTGTCGTGATGAACCAGCTGGTGCTGCTCTACCAGGTTGGTTTCTGTATTGATACTCTAATTGTTCTTGTTTAGCAATACTTCTAAAGCTACTTTCAATAGTTGCATAGAATTTACCGTCACCGTTTTGACCTTTAAAACCATTTGCTTTCATCCATGCAACCCAAGCGTTCATCATTTTTTCAAGTGGTGCTACAGCGTTAAATAATATTGCGTTTTCATCTGGGAGTGATAATTTCCTGTTATTAAGACCGTCAATTTGAGGGATTTGCCTAGCAAATATATTACCAGTACCTTGTGTAATAGCACCATTGGTACCACCGTTGTCGATTATGGTACCAATTATTGGTGGGTATGAACCTTTTGGAGTATAAGTGCTTCCACCGCCAGTTCCACCAGCAACACTATCAAGAGAAGATACACCACTACCATCACCATTACCGATATTACCTAACATAGACATATAGATAGTGTTACTATCAATTAATGGTGTATCAATAAATCTAGTTCTAACACCTTTAAAATTAGTTGTCATATGATTTGGTGTTATCTTATGAGTTGCTTTAATTATCATATAAGCCCCATGGAACATAGGTATATTATTCAATTGAAAATACATCATAGGTTGTATCATAGCATTACCCATGGCTGTTATTTCTGTTGAATATGACCTAACTTGATATACATTCCAAAGATTTTGTCCAGCTTGTGTTCTATTACTTTGAGCACCGTTTTGTCCTATTGTGTCAGTTATTTGTAATGATTCATCTGTTTCGGAAAATTCTTTTTGGTCTAGTTTTACATCAGTAAAAATATTTTGATTCTGATGACCATAATTTACTGCAAACGCAACTACATTGTGTTCATGTTCCGCTTTATCTTTTGTAAAATCAAGTGGTAATGATTGGACCTCTAATTGACCATCTGTACATTTAAAGTCGAAACCATCATTTGGGAAGTCAGAACCATCACCTAGGTCTAATTTATTTGATGTTTGTCCCACATAAACACATACGAATGTTGGTCCAGCAACAGCTTCATCTAATTCTTGATTATATATCTCTGCCTTAAATAATGAAGCCATTTCATCAGTACTATTGAAATCAATAAACGCTGGTAATGCAATAAAATTAAAATTATTATCAGCTAATACCCTTGAAATTAAATCATAAAAACTTTGATTTAAATTCCCAACGACAATATCATTAATTATCTTAGGATTTAATAAATATTTATCACCTAGGTCATTAAAGGCTCTATTTACGAAACGGAAACTATCAATTAATCGATGTTCACTACCACTAACCCTATCCTTTTTTGAGGTTTTTTCAGTAATATCTGCCTTATCAGTACCACATGCTGCTAATACATTACCTTGTGAACCAGCAATCCATTTATCATACACAGTCTTACAATGTCTATAAATATTTAGACGTATTGTGTCACTATCCATTGTGTTGAATATCTGTTGTAATTGGTCGTTTTCCTCATCTTTAATAGTGTCAACCTTATTAATTCTCCTAAACTCTTTAACAAATGCAGTGACGTATTGTTCTAATAAAGGTTTATTTACTGCTATTGTATTATCAAAATTTTTGTACCTATCTGCTTCATGGTCAACCCAAGGTTTATACGACCCATTTGCAATCCAAACAGTTTCTTTAAATAACATAACTAATATGTTGTTAGTATCGGTATTGGGTTTATAACCAATATCCCAATTGTATCCAACTTGATTGGATAAATTTATTTTTGCTGGTGGTGGTGCTGATGCAGTACTACCCTTTAGTCTAATCGAGCTTATATATTCATATTGTTTATAGTTTGGGAAGTTGTTTTCTACCCATGAACTCTTAATTCCTTTTATTTCACCTTTAATCTTTTCTTGTTTTGGTTTGATGGATGAACCAATTGATTCGGTTGAATTTATTATATTCTTATCTAAATTGTTTGCATTTTCCCAAAGTTTAACCCATTCTTGTGAATTACCAGACCAATTAGATGGGTGTTCAGTACGACCCTTATTAGTATATGTTATATTAACACCAGAATTTGGATTATCCCAAGAATTAGGTTTAAGATTACCATTCCCATCCCTTTCATTTGGGAACACCTCATAATTCCTTCTAATCGTTTCCCATTGAGAACTATTTACAAATTCAAAGAATGTTTTTATAAATTCTTCTTTAATTTGTAAAGGTAGATTTTTTACCACGCCACTAATCAATTTATATTCATTATCAATACTAAAATGTAATGGTACAGCAGCACTATCATGTGTTAAATAGTGGTGTCTACTAGGTAGATTACCAAATGGAATAGCACCACCCTCTAACACTTCTGGCACATAACATGGGTTAAATTCGGAGTTTTCATTGATTAGGTTAGTACGTACACCGAAAACAATTGGGTCGTAATATCCAGAACCACCTTTATATGATGGTACTTTACCAGAATAATCTTTAAATGTTGTTGAGTCATCATCTTCCCAAATTATATCATTAGAACTATTTTCTGTTGTACCCGTTGAGCTTCTATTTCTCCATAAAATACCACCCATAAAGGCACACCATAATTTAGGTGCGTGTATAAATGCAGCTTTCCTACCAAATATATTACTTAAAACATTACTATCTTTATTATTAAATAATGCAGCTTGTGTACCCTTGGAATGATACTTTGCTACATCATCTATAAATAAACCATTCCATGGTAGTGTATGAAGGAATAAAAAAGCTCTAGCACTCTTTGGACTAGAACTACGTCTTTGTTCAAAATATAATTGACTACCAAATAATGAATAGATTGATGAATCTACTGCAAAATCAATATGTGGTATACAAATATCATTTACATCTGAGATGAATAACCCTCTATTTTGACCTATATCTTCATGTGCTATTGTACTGTTTGTCGTACTGAATAACCCCCTTGTTCTGTTAGCGTTTCTAACTGGGTAGTACTCACTCTCAATACCAGCATTTTCACCGTTTGTTGGTTTGAATTTGTATTTAGCTCTATCGCTTATTTCATAACCAGTTAACATCCCGTTTTCCTGTCCAAAACTATCTTTATAATTATCTGGTTGATTATTCGAAGCTAATGAAGTTGAACCATAACCATCAGCATTGGTATAGAAAGCCGCTTCTGATACACCTTTAGCTTCCCCACCTGGATATATCTCACGTTCATCAGCGGATGATTCAGAATCAGAGTAATTAATTGCAGCAATGGTTGTAAATGCATATCTAGATACAGCATCATTACCAAATATATTTAAACCCGCAATATCTTCTGCTTGATTATTCCCAAAATCTTTAGTTCTATCTATAGAATAAAGTGTACCATAATCTACAAAATCAGTTTCTCCATTAGCTGTTTTTACTTGGTCTTTCCAAGTTTGTAATGTAGTATCTTGTGTTTCATATCTAGGTTGTAATGCGGCTGTATTATTATACTTGCTATTATCTATAATTTTCATGAATGTAGGTCCATACCTGTACGGTCTAGGACCTCCACTTATATTGGTACCTGGTGGTGAAAGAAATAATAAACTAGGGTCATCACCCTTTGTTTTTTTCTTAATTTTACTAGCCGACAAAAACTTTCCATTAGAATCAAAAAATTCAGAACCATGTAAATCACCATTTAATGGTATAAATTTTTCATCTTTTTTATCACCACCCTCGATATATTTATAATAATAATGGGTCTCAGAATTATTTAAATACATAAATGGTCTTCCAGTATTTGGTTTTTGTGATATTGCAATCTTTCTACCATCAGAGCTACCACCATCTAAAAAATATTTTATAATATCGTTTGCAATTGTAGGGTCATCATCACCACTAACCATTGCTAATTTAACTGCTGAATCCATTATCCCACCATTAGCGGTGTTAGCTTCAAATGTAGCCATTGCTTCAACCTCAGATGAATATAATTGTCTATTTGAAAAACCTAAGAATATAAATGCTCTTTCCATCATTAATAATAATGGGTCTAATTTATTACTAGTATTACCTATTTCATTGGTTTTATATGGGTTTTGGGTTATCCCAAATAATGGTGTGTCAAATGGACTTACTGGGTACCAACTATCAGCAATAACACCTGGGTTGTCAGCCCTAGCTTGCCTTTCAGCATCTTCTTTGTTAACTAATAATAATCCTTTAAGTAAATCTTCAACAAATACTAATTCTGGGACATTTTGTGGAATAAGTATATCTTTACCTAACCAAGCCTCTTCTAATGCACCGCCTTTATTTGCTTTATTATCACTAGGTGTTCTGTATAGGGGCCATGGATATATTATAGCTGGTAATGTACCAGTGTCTTGTGTGTCAACTTTCTTGATGTCAAAGGCTTTGTCTTGAAGTTTATCAAATTCTGCTTTCCTTAATCCTTGTATATCATCTTGAGCCTTTTTTGATGTATCTTTTAAACATTCCATGAATATTTCAGCATGAACAGTAAATATTCTAAATATATTTTTAATTGTTGGTTCAAAACCTAATAATTCTGTTACTGTTCCTTGTATTGTAGTACTTATTGTTTCTTTTAATTCTTTTTCTTTTCTATCAAGTTGGTCATTAAGTGCTTTTATATTACTCTTAATTGTTGAAAAGTCAAATAAATCAAGGTTCATCCAGCGATTAGTGTGGTTTTTCTTCCAATTAGAAAAATTACCTTCAAACTCTTCAAAATCACCATCATCATTTAATTCCCAAGCACTTCTAAAGTTAGTTGATTTATCAGTTGTTGTCGCACTATATACTACAGCATATCTGAAATATTCAAATGTTTTAACGTTATCATAGTCACTTAATTTTAATTTATCACCCTCAGTTTCAATCAATGAATTAACATTGGTGATTTGGGTTTCCATTGATTGCTTAAATGTTTTAATATCTAATCTATTTTGTTTTGCGTCTTCAACGGTGTGATGAACACCGAATAAACCATTTGTTATAGGTGAAACAAAAACGGCATATCCAGCGGTATCAGCCGATGTTGGTTTGTTAATTTTATCAATACTCTCATTAACTAAGTCTTCAATTCTAGAAATAGCATTTTTTAGATTTTTAGTTCCATCTAATTCTTGAACATTAACATTTGATTCTTCAATTTTTGTAACACCCGTATTTACATCTTCAATCTTATTTAACAATTCGTTGATTGTTATCAATGAATTAGGGTCAAGCATTTCAGATTTAGCTTTTAAGAATTTAGCATATCCAGACTCTGTTTTTGTGATTGCTCTAAGGTAACCTAAAAGCATATCAGTAAGCATAGCGTATGTGTAACCAATAAAATCAGCTGTGATTTCAAAATTACCCGTCTGAGCGTTAAATCTAGCATTCCATGAAGTTAGGTGAAGACAGTATTTTACTGCCTTACCATAATAACCCTTAACCTTTAATGTAAATATTGGGTATGGAAGGTCAAAAAATGATGAATATTCTGACTTAGGTGGGTTACCTGTGTTAAATAGTGATGCACCTCTTACATCAATAAATTTAATTTTAATTAATGGTGCATATGATGAGTTAAAATCAATATCAATACTAGCAATACCAAATTTTTCTGTATCCGCTGTTTTATTGAAAACTGTTGTTAATTCCGTATAACTTGTACTAAGTGAAGTTTTAGGGTTACCATCAGCATCATTACCTTTACCATTTTCAGAGCCACTAATAAACGAAACCTTAGATTTACCTTTTTCCGATGAATTACCTACAACACCAGAGTCAGTAAAATCAATTACCGTTCTATTTTTTTTGGTTGTTGTTAATTCAACATAAATATTTAAATCTTCTGGTGGTACAAATAAATTATCATCCTCATCATGCCCAAACAACTCATTTGGTTGGATAAGGTGTGATTTCCCACCCGTACATATTCCTTTTATTTTATTAGCCATATAACTCTTTGTATCTCTTAACCTCTAATATATATCTCTCAATAGCATTTGTAAAGGGAAATGGTATTCTAATTATTTCACCATCTGGAATATCAAACTCCATTCCACCCCATTGTGGATTAGCCATTAATATAACCCACCCATGATAAGGGTTACCATAATATTCTTGGCTTAGTTTGTCTAACCTAGACCTACCAACCTTATAAACTGCTTGTTTATCAGTACTTTCTGGTTTTATAGTAATATTTGGTATTTGTTCCATAATACCATTACCTCTGAATTTTTCGTATCTATCGTAATATTGTGCCATTATAATTAAAATTTATTTAAGGTGCTGTAATCCAATCTATGGTTTTTTTATTTCCCTTATACCAAATAGAAATCTTATATTGCTTACCTGGTTCAATACCCTCAACACAATAACCACCACCAACACATTCATCACCAAATGCATATCCAAGACCAAATAATGATTCGGCATCCGTGCCGCTACTACCCTTAGTTGCTGTTATAATATTTTCTATGTGGATTGGATTAGGGTCACCTTCCGCTGAGTCTAATTTTATTGTAAGAGTTTTTTCTAACCATAAATTATATTCATCATCAGTAATTAATTGTGTTATTGTTCCATCTGTAGATGCAGAATAAATACCTTGTTGTTTAGCCTTAACATTAATTTTAAGTCTATTATCTGTTAAGGATGGTCTACTTAAATCAAAGCCATTACTACCTAGAATTTTTATTTCCGTTGTTTCAGTTGATTCAGTTGATTCTTCTGTATTGCTATTCACATTGTCAGCTAAATTTTCTTGATTAGTAACGGCTTCATTTCTATGTGTTCCATTTGGTTTTTTTGATACTTCAACTGGGTCAGAAATAGATTCCAATTTCTCAGCACCTAACACCAAGTCAAATTCACCCTTATTTTCTTTAAGTTTATCAGCCCTAACATCATAAACTTGTGTATTACCAAAGAAATTGAATGATACAGCGTTTTGTAACTTATTAATCGGTGCTCTAAGACTTTGACCACCAATCATCTTAAATGACAAGTCAACTGTTGCAATCATTGGTTGAACACCTATTCCTTCTGGGTTAAGGTCCCAAACAAGTGGCTCATATGTGATACCAACATTATCAATAACAATCTTGCTATGATAAAAATCACCTAATCTAAGAATACATACTGGTGGTCTACCAAACGCAAGATTGTCTGGTGCACCTTTAATATTCGTTGGTCCTTGTCTAGTACATTGCAATAAGAATGTAAGTCTTGAATTAAGACCTTCTGGTGTAATTGCGTGGAATGCTGGATGGAAATATTTTAATTTTTCTTTAAGTGTGTCGTAAACAAACTTATCCTCTTGTGCTAACACTTCAAAGTAATTACATTCATTATAAAATCTATTAGTTATTTTATTACTAACATTAAATGTATCTTCGACTTCTTTATCATCACCCTCATTTTTATTTAATTTAGCTTCAAGTATTTTATCGTGTAAGATATTAACATTTACCTTTCTATGTATTTTACATCCATAATATGCTGAGGTATCAACCCCTTCTGTAATTGTACACTTCTCACTACCACCTTCATCAACACCTTTACCTTTTGATTCTTCAAAACGCTCATCCATTGATATTATATCATATATTGGACTACTACTATCAAATATATTCGTTTTAAACCATACCTTAACGGCTTCCGCTCTAGCGTCAGATAACTTTTGATTACCTTCGTTGTTTTTACCACCAGCAACACTAGCGTATCCATAAATTCTAACCTTACATGCTTGACATTGTTCGTTAAGAACTTTCTTAAGAGCATCTTGTCCAGCAGCTGATATCCACCCACCTAATGGTCCAGTAGCACCTGGTGCTTGGTCTCCATTCAATCCAAAATCAGTATCATCTTTATAATTTCTAGCACTACCTACATAATTACCACTAGCTTGTATTTGACCTAAACCAGTACTACCAGATGCATTCTCATAAGTGTCATTAAGTTCAGCAACATCGTTAGGGAAATAAAAATCAACAAATGGTATGTCTGGATTTATATCCATCGCATCCTTCTGTTGGTCTGTTAATTGATTTCTAGTTAATATTTCATTTTTTTCGATAACTGTTAACTTTTCAGCTAACACAGGGTCAATGTCGGTACAACCAGCAAAGAAAGATGCAATATATTCATCACTCTCACCTTTGATTGCGTTAAGATATGATGGGTGGTCAACAACAATCTTAAATTGGAGTGTACCAGTTCTTTCAGTATTACTATAAGTATATATTGGTTCACCTCTACCAATGAAATTAGTTGAATCCCAATTAACAGAATTATTTTCACTTACTGATAAATCATAAGGTGGGAACCACATGATTCTACCTTTTTTACCAAATTGGTCACCAGGTCCTGTTTCACAAGGTAATAATTTTGCGTGGTCATCAGCCCATGCAAGATTTTCAAGTGAAAACATATAATTCTTAATATTACCACCAGCGAAGTCTTTTCCATTACTAGTTGGTGCAATCTTAACAAATCCGTTATCACCTAATACACTTTCATCAAGTCCTTCTCTATATGCTGTAGTACCATCAACCCCAGAATGTTTCTGTAAATCTTGGACTTGACTATATCTATCAAATGTTGTCCATGTTCTACAAAATGTGGCATCTGGTGGCATAGCAGTACCAGTTTCAGATTTTAATGCAGCATTACTTAAAACAGCACTACCTTTAGATACGTAATCTCTAGTTGTATTTTGAATTTCACTATTTGTTTGACCTAAAACCCCATGTCCAGAAACAAGAGTCATCATTTTATTGGTTGCAAATAAACTTTTGGTTTTAGCTAGAATACCTTCTGGGTTATCTTTGAAAACATCATCATAACCATTGACACCTCTCTCATCATCTTGAGCTTCTGAATTATTAAAATCATCAGACCATGAAAAACCATTCTTAACATTATCAAGTCTATGTGTATTTTCAAGGTCACCAAATTGGTCGTTGAATCCTCCCTTTAATTCACTAGTTATCTTACCGTGTTCAGTTTCAAACCCACTATCATTAGTATTGATTAAATCCTCAATACCACCATCACCAGCTTCGAATGCATATATATTTGAATTTAAAGCAGAACCCTTTCGTACTTTCTCTTCATCTGATTGATTTTCACCTTTAACCCTATCGTCTTGGAAACCTGGTCTATATTTATTTTGTTTAATATTCGCAAACAATGTTAATACTTGTCCTTTACCAGAGTTTGATATTTGAGCATTAGCTCTTAAAATATTTGATACTGGATTCTCCTTGTTGAATATAGATGAAGTATTATCAAATATACTAACAGGTACTTCAAATCCAAGAACTCTTGCTCCAAAGTCTAATACCTTACCTAATTTACCTTGAGGTACTGTAATATTGTAATTTGGTACTACAAACGAATCAAGACCATTCATTGCAAGGTTGAGTGGATTAAGGTTAAGGTGTCCTATGGTTTCTTGTTGAAGTCCAAAGGCAGCATTATTTGCTAATGAAAGAGCTAAATACTTAGCTCCAGCTTGACCTATTGGTGTATCACCAATAACACCAGATGCACCTAACACTCTACCAATAATTGTTGAACGTAAATCAAAATTAGGTTGAATAGCATTAATACCTTTACCAGCACCTAAACCAACACCATTACCATCAAATACAGAACCTAATATATCTATTGCTGGATTTACAATTGCAGAATTAACATCTATATAGTTGGTGTATTGTACATTTGGGTTCGGTTGGTATACTAAATTAGTAACAATTTGTTTATCCGTATCATTATATAAATTTAATGAAGTATTGTATTGTCTAATATCACCACCTTGACTAAATCCTCTATTTGGTGGTAATTCTAAAGTTTCATCTAAAATACCATTATCATCAGTATAGTTTGAACTATAAATTATAGCACTTGTTGGTGGAAGATTAGATTGATAAACTATATTTACTTGTTTATAATCATAATCAGTACCTTGATACTTGTTGGTAAGTACATTTAAATCTTTATGAAGAACACCATCACTTACTATACTTTCAGAAGGATTAACTACATCTGGGACTGAACTAATATCAGTCTTAGGTGTACCTATACCAACCAATAAACTTGTTAATCCATTATCACTAATAGAATCAGTTACTAAGTTTCTGTTGAGTAGGAAGTCTCTAAAATCTGGAGACAATGAATTAATACTTTCTGGCATAATCTTCTTTTACTATATAAATACAACAGTAACTGAAAATTATCTAAAATAAAGGTTTGAATTTTAATTTGAAAAGGATAAACTATAATTATCCTCTTTATACTATACTACGTAGTACTATACTTTATACTTAATATTAATTAATAAATATTAATACTAATATATATAT